GTCGCCGTCGCGCCATCAAGGAACACCGTCAGGCCCACGGACGCCCCCGGCTGCCCAGCCGTGCCCGTGGGACCAGTGATACCTGTTGGGCCTGTAATGCCAGTGGGGCCAGTCGCGCCTGTCGGGCCGGTGGATCCGGTGGATCCGGTTGCGCCTGTAATCGCGACAGGGCCGTTATCGATCCATGCCGAACCGTTCCAGACCCACAAACGGCTGGTGTCTAGCGTAATGTAAGCGTCTCCGACCGCGCCGCCATAGCTCGTTGGGTAGCCGGGAAGGGAGGTTACGGTATTGACCGTTCCCTTGTACGTAATGCCGCTGCCAGCGGGGCCGGTAAAGCCAGTTGGGCCAGTGGGGCCGGTTACCGTAGAAGGAGCGCCGGTCGAGCCCGTCGTGCCCGTTGGGCCGGTAATGCCGGTCGGACCCGTGATGCCAGTGGGGCCGGTAAATCCTGTCGGACCCGTGATGCCCGTGGGGCCAGTAATACCGGTTGGGCCGGTTATGCCCGTGGGGCCAGTAATGCCGGTCGGGCCGGTTATTCCCGTGGGCCCCGTAGCCCCCGTCGGACCCGTGAAAGCGACAGGGCCGTTATCGACCCACACAGAGCCGTTCCAAACGTACAAACGGCTGGTATCTAGCGTAACGTAGGCATCGCCAATCGCGCCCAAGTAACTGTTGGGATAACCCGGAATGGCTGCTGCATTAGCAACAGCGCCCTTATACGTAATACCGCCGCCCGCCGCCCCAGTGGCTCCGGCCACGCCAGACGGCCCGGTCGGACCAAGCGGGCCAGAGACAACAAGCCACTGGCTGCCATTTTGATCGACGTAATAGGCGTAGAGCAGGCCATCGCTGCTATTGAACCAAAGGTCGCCCTGCTGCGCGCCGGGAGGCGTCGTGTCGGAGACAAACGTGGACTGCGTCGCGCCAGTTATGCCCGTGGGACCAGTGGCGCCCGTCGGACCCGTAATGCCGGTTGGCCCCGTAATACCGGTCGGGCCGGTTACGCCCGTAGGCCCGGTAGCTCCTGTCGGACCAGTGATGCCTGTTGGGCCGGTGGCCCCAGTAACACCGACCGATGGGGGGCCAACTGGCTGCCAAAGCGATCCGCTCCAGATGTACAGCGTGTTGGTTGTGGTGACGATGTAGGCGTCGCCCGGTTCCCCATCCGGGTACTGCTGATTCGGGTAGGGACCAGACGGAAACCCGGGGATCAGGCTCGTGGAGTTAACTGCGCCCTTGTAGCTAAAGCCGCCGACAGGGCCGGTCGTTCCCGTAGGCCCGGTCGGCCCACCAAGGTTCGCAATCTGCTGCGCCGTCAGACGCACCGACACCCCAGCCTGAACAGCTTCGAGCTGCTCTTGTCCGCTGACCGCGATTGCTGCTGGTAGGTTCGGTATCTGGACGTTTGACATCAGAGCGGACCTGTCTTTGGAACTGAGGTGTTATCGTAGGGCAAGCCCGGATCATTTCCGCCGGCGTCGTTGGGAACAGTAATACTTGTGCCCGGCTCTTCGTTCAAGCTTCCGGGCGCTGCGCCAGTCTGCTGCGTGACGCGCGTATTGTTGTTCTGCGTGATGCGCGTGTTTCCGCCCGGAACCGGGATGCCCGTCACCGGATCCACCGTGTTTTGACCAGAGGTCACACGATAGTTCGTCCCGGCAGTCACGAAGTTCTGAACGCGCGGGTTCTGGATCGGAACCGGATCAGCAGGCACCACAATGGCGCGAAGCTGCGTCTGGGGCGTGTCGTAGCAAGGATTGCACACAAGAAGGCGGACGTTCTGGAGGGACGCGCCGCGCCAGTCAAACTGCCAGCGAAGATTGACATGGTTGAAGACAAACCCGCAGCGGTCGCACACAGCCGCAGCCCGTGGACTACTTGCGCTAATCCTAGCTCGACCTTGGCGGCTAGCATATCCCATCGCAGGCCCTCTTTTTTTCCCACCAAGCCTTCTTCATTAATGATCTCTTAGCCTTCTCCTCATCACTTTGCTTGCGACCAAGAGTTAACTTATTGCCTTTCATGCGCTTTGATCGAGCAGACTTTTCCTCATCTGTGTGCTTATAGCCCAAGCTCTTTTTATTGCCGTTTTGAGATGAGCTTAATTTTTCTCTGTGATCAACACTTAACTTTTGACCTTTTCTCCCGGTGTTCCCTAGAGCGGCTAGGGACATTTTCTTTTTTGTCTCCTCAGAATGTTTTTTTCCTGTCCAAGTTGGGCCACCCAACCCTCCGGGTAGAATGTTACAAATATCAATACCTTGTGACTTCCAAAAAGAAATTCTCTCTATTTCTAAATTAAACGCTTCTTTCTGAGAAAGACCAGCAGCGACAATCCGAACCTCTACAGCAAAGCCCTCGCGCAACATTTTATCAACAATAAACCGATGCATTCTGTTTCTATTTCTTTTCATATCATAGGCGCGACGACCGCGCCCTTTGCCAACGTAAAAGCACTCATCGCGATCCAGCCGCCAATGTTCATAAACATAAAAATAATCCATTACGCCCTCCAATATCCTGAGAGCTGCGGAGAGATGTACTGCTGCGCCTGCTCAATGCCCTGCGAGGCAGCGACATCGTAGCTCTCGTCCGCCTGCCCCTTGAGGGCAGGGGCAAGCTGCGGAGACCAGATCCGCGCGAGGCGGTACGCCAGCCCGTCTGCGAACGCCTCCAGCCAGAGATACGGGATCTCGGGCTGCTCGCTGTTCTGCAAGTTGCTGTCCTGTAACCGCCGCACGCGATAGTATTTCAGGCTCGTCTGGGAACCATCCGGCACCGGCCACAGCGTGACGGTCGGCGAGATCAGGCGATCAAACCAGAACGTCGTCGGGAAGCCCTGCTGCGCCTTGTTCGGGTACGAGGCGTACTCTGTGCGGCTGATGGGCAGGATGATACGGTCGATGCCCTCGGACACGATATAAGCGTCGAGGATCATCACCGTGTTCGCGTCAACCGAATAGGTCGCCGTGCCCTGAACCAGCGGCGTGGTGATGAGATCCACACACCAAAGATTCACTCCCATATTGGACCAGCGGGACAGCATCATGTTCGTCGCCATACGCGCCGAGTCCATGTGCTCCTGAAGCAACGCAGTCGGTCGCACGCCGATGTTCTGATAGGCGTACAGAACGATCTCGCCGAGCGACGGGTTGAACGCATATGTACCGCTGGTCGCCATCTGACCCTCTTAGGTGCTGGCGTCATTCTTGATGTAGATAACGTGCATTTCGCCCGTCACCTGAGCCGCAGCAGACGCTACCGCCTGCATTTGAATGTCAGATTTTTCTTCAACCACCAGATATGTGTCAAAGTGACGGTCATACGTACCCCCGCCGTTTACTTTGGCCGTTGCTTCAAAACTGAACACACCTCCAAACGGACGGATAACAACCGCGCCAGTGATTTGGTTGTTTGCCGTTGAGCTATTGGACGTGAATGCGTAGCTCGTTACATAAGCAGTGTAGCCCGCCGGAACGGTCCAGAGAGCCATTTGCGACTTGTTATACCCAATCTCAATTTGAGCAAAAACATTCGCCGGGACACCGGAAGTAACGGTGCCCGTCCCCGCGTAGACGATGCCAGCATTTACACCACCGCTACCAGCCGTCAAAACTATGAGGCTAGTCAGCCGAAGATAGCTGTTGACCGTGTTAACCGCCGTCTGACCGTCCAGGGTCACGACTTCGCTAATTTCATTGTAGCTGCCGTTGAGACCGCTGATCTGAATGGTCCTTGCGCCTGTTCCCGCTGCCGCGTCATCCGCGCTACCGCTTGAAATCTTAATGACCGTCGCGGCTGACAAATACGAGTAGACGGAACTTGGCGTCCAAATTGTCTCAAAGGACGTTCCAACGGCATTGTTAATACCAAACTGGAACAGCGTCTCATGCCACGTGATCTGCCCGCGAGAGACCTGAAGTTCCCACGGCTCGTACCGACCATTCTGCGTGATTGACCAAGCTGTAGTGGGCATCTCAGCGATCCTTCTTGCCGACGCGCAGCGCCGTTACATTGTCTACCAGATTGGGGTATGGGCGACCAGCCGCACGGGCCTTGGCTTTCGCCATCTTAACGCCTTCGCGGTTCAATTGCTTGGATTTCGCATCCTTGGGGGCTTCTTTATCCCAAAACGGCTTCTTTGCCATGTCAGCAATCCCACTTTCGCAGCGACTTGTTAATCCGACTGTTGGGGTCTGCCGCCGTTGCGGACCCCGTTAGTTTGCGCTTCATGCCGGTCATCCGCTCGCAAAAGGACTTGCGGCGGGAGGCATCGGCATCAGATTTCTTGGCTGCTTCACGTGAAACAGGCGGTTTCAGGTTATGCCCTTCAGCGCGAGCCGACGCTCGCCCCTTAGCGTTCAGGCCGCCTTCCGGGTTTTTGCCTTCCGAACGCTGCCAAGCAGGACTTTTCGCCATGGTGCTTCCCCTGCAAAAACGGGGGCGCGAAGCCCCCGTTTACGCCACATAGAGCCGAGAGAGGGGGCGGCCCTTAGTAGTTCTGAGCCGGCTTGCGAGCGTCGCCAGAGCCGGAAGCCGACGAAAAGACGCCGCCACCAGACTTGCGCGGCTTGCGGCCAGCGTGTGCCTTGGACATCATGCCGCCAGCCTTCATGCCAGTCTTGCTGGCCTTCCCGCCGCGCTTGAAGCCGTCATTTCCCTTCATCGCACCGCGAGCGACGTTGCTATCACCGCCGGCATAGGCAGTATGAGACATCTTGCCGGTGTTTGGAGCCTTACCCTTCATCTGAGCCTCCTAAGCTCTATTACGCGTTTTCAGCTTGCACATAACGGACGACAACATCGCCCACGCCCGTCCCCGTCGCAGACGACAGGACATAAAGGATTATGTCTGACGTACCGACGTCTAACCAAACACCAGTGCGAGTGGCGCTGGTGCCGGGGTTGAGAGTGGTAAGGCCGATAGCACTAATTGCCGTAGCCGCAACAAGCTCATCCGCCGTAGCAGTCGTGCCGAGGCTCAGGGTTGCGGCGCCAGACCAAGCAGCCGTTGCAAGCACTTGGATAGCCACAATGTGACTGTTGGCGGGGATGCAGATTTCTGTTGCCGTTGCTGTCGTAGTGCCAGCCTGCGTAACAGACACAGACTGCGCCATCACAACATAGCCAACGTTCTTGACCGTGCCGGGCGTGGTGCCCGTCGTATCAAGAACGTCACCGGCCTTGATCGGCCCCGTGAAAGTAGTAATGCCCATTCGTACCTCCTGCACGAGATGAACCGCGTTGTCTGTGCAGCGTCCGCTAGGCCGGTCAACGCGATCAGATGCCTAGAAAAGCGGGGGCCGTGGCCCCCGCCAGAAGGTTACGCAGTCGGGAACGATCCGAAGATCGAGCGCCAATTGTAGTAACCAAACGAGTAACGTTCGTAACCTTTTACGAGAAGATTATCAGTTACGAAATCGACCTGCATGTCACTTTCGAACTTGACACGCTCCATGTAGGAGAGGCCGTCAATGTTCGTGAGCAGGAACCAGGCGTACTGCGACGTCAGGTAATCGTTCACCATGTAGCCCTCGGGGAGACCGCCGGCCGTGGTGAAGATCGCATTAACATCGTTGTCGGCCGTGCCCGGACGCAGCTCCGTCTTGAGAAGACGGATTGCAACCGGCTCAAGCTGCGGCGGGATCACCAGACGGCGACCGCGGGCAAACACCTTGAGGCCCGCCTGATCCTTGAAGTTGGTCCTGATCGAAATCATCGCGTTAAGCAGCGTGGCTTCGTTCAGATCAACGTCAATGGTCGGACGGTTGGCGACCGTGCCACCATCAATCGGGTGGTCGGTGGCGCAAAGCGCCTTGCCGTCACCGCCGATGGAGGCATTGTACGTCGTGGCCGTGTTGAGAACGTTTGAGCCGTAGATTTCCTTGGTCTGCTGAAAGGACTCAATCAGGCCAAGGTTGGAGGGCGCAAACTGGGTCTTGTAGAGGTTATCGTCAATCGCCTTGCGGGTGATCGCGTAACCAAGACCAATCTCAGTATGCTCCTGGTTGTAGACGTAACGCTCGCCGGCGCTGTTATCAAACGCCGTCTGACCGCCTTCCGTCTTAAGCTGGGCGAGCCCGAGGTAACGCATTTCAGCGGTACGCTCAAGCGCCAGCTTGGAGTCATGCTTCGTGAAGATCTTGTCGTACTGCGACGGGATCTGCTCGTACTTGCCTTCAATTCCACGGAGACCGGGGAGGAGAAGGTCTTTAATGGCGGAAAGATTAACAGCCATGGTCCTCTACTCCCGTTAGATGCCGGTCAACTGCTTGGTCGAGACGTTGTTGAACGCCACAATCAAATAGTTGTAACCCGAGGTGATGTCGGTGCCGTTAGCGCCCGGAGGGTTCTGAACGAGACTGACAATACGGAACGGCAGCGTGTTGGTCGTGTTGATCGTGGCACGGTCAACAGTCGCGCCGGAAATGCCGTTGGCGGTGTTACCCGTGCCCATGGCAAACCCGATGTTCGCATTGACGCCGTCCTGACCGATAGCCGTCGCGCTGTTGTTCTGAACAACAAAACGAGAGTTCGGGTCGTTCACGATGTAGGCGGTGACGGTCTGAGTAGCTGCAACGTCAGAGCCGGGCCAATAGTTCGACCAAACCGTGCGCTTCTGCGAGACTGACAGGTATGCGCAGCCGACGAAGATGCCGGCGACTTGAACGCTGTTGCTCGATGCGCGAACGACCTGACCATTGGCATCCGGGGCAACCGGATCGCCAAAGAACGTTGCAGTGGCATCGTAAGCCATCTGCACTTCGACCTGCTCATAAGTCGGCGCAGAGCCATTGCCGCTATGCTGACGGAAACCGAAAGGCGCATTGGTATTCGCCATGACGGTGCCTCCTTTTCAGGAAGTCCCATCATCGCACGCCGGGGCGACTAGGAACGGGGTTATTAAAAACCTCCACACCGGGGGAGGCAAAAGCCCAACACTGGGGCTTGACGAAGAAAATAACGGGGCAGTTCAAGAAAGTAAAGGGCTCTTGCTACAAAGCCCTTTACAACGTCGTTTCTTCTTAATCCTTGGGGATCGGCATCGGCTCGTAGCTCGTGCTGATCCTTGGCTTGACGGAGCTATGGTCACGGCCAAACTGCCCGTCCGGCGCGTTGGTAAGCTGCGACTTCTTGTTGTTGACCTGCTGGCGCGCCTTCCTCAGCTCAATCATGCGGGCTTCGTCGGACAACTCTGTGGGCCGCTCCATCAGGACCATGCCCTTGCGCTCAATAATGGCGTACTTGCCGGTTGAGGGCATCATGTTCGGGTGGCGATCCGCCGGAACCGGGTCCCAGCCCATGCGGGCGAGAGAAACTTGGTAGGCCGGGTCTTCCGCGCCGGCCGTAATTTTGCGCTTCCACTCGTAGGTCCAGCCGTCCGGGACGTCCGCAACATTGAAGTAGAAGTCGTCCATGCCCTCATCGAGAGACCCGACAGTGCCACGGATTTCGGCCGCGCGCTTGGCGGCGCGCGACCTAGCGTCATCGTCTCGCATGGGAGCCCTCATGGACGGGCGGAGGTCCGCCGCAGGGGCGGCATCGTCAGCGACAGCTTCAACATCGGCAGGCGCATCCACTGGCTTCTTTATGCGATTGGCGAACCGGCTTGCGCGCCGGGGGGTAGCAGCAACAGCATCAGTCATGACTTCATTCCTCAATTCAGCTTGCCTTCGCGCTGAAGCGCGACCTTGTTCAGTGCGTATTCCTTTTCCGTCATCCCCATCATCTGCGCCATTTCACGCTCTTCTGAGGTGAGGCGCACAACATTGGGACGGCCTACCGGGGTCCGAGAAACCGGAGCGGCCGGAGGCGAGACGGTTGTGCGGCGCTGAGTTGCCTTAGCCGCATCCGCCATGGGGTCGTTAGAGGCCTCTGGCGTCTCTCGCGGGCGAACGCGCAGCGTCCCCTCAACGGCGGAGAAGTATTCATCACTGTCAGGGGCAATACCGTCCGCCATGGCAAGGTTGTGAGCGGCGATCATCTTCTGGAACAGTCGAGGATCGGTCGCATAGTCGGGGTTGCGGCGGACCCACGCCGCAGACCGAGGCGAGAGCTGGGACGCCAGCGCCTCTACAGGGTCAAGACGCTGCGGCGGCGCTTGCGGCTGAACCTTGGGCCGCGCTTCCATCGCCTGACGGCCGTTTTCAAGCTGCAATAGCTTGGCGGCATTAGACGACATGCGCTCCTGCATTTCGGCGGCCTTGTCGTAGTCGCCAACCGACATGGCTTCGCGATAATTGAACTTCAAAAGCTCATTATTGCGCTTAACCGTCTCGATCGCGTTGCTGACAAGCTGCAAATTGGTCTCGTCAACTTTGTTTTTAGCGACCGCTTCGCGTTCTGCGGCCTCGCGGGCGCGCCTTTCGGCGTCCGCACGGGCCAAACGCTCCTGTTCCAGCCTTAATTTGAGGTCTTGAATGCCTTCCTCGACAGAAACAGACGACTTGTCGTCCTTTTCTAAGGCTACAACCTCAATTTCTTCCTTTTCGACCAACTTTTCGTCAACATTAACGTCAATTCCAGCATCTTTTGACGTATCAGACATGATTTATGCCTCCTTACCACACAAAATCGGGATGATTGATACGGCCACGCACACTTGTGTCATCTAGAATGCGACACAACACATGGTTAACGGTGATGGACCACCCGTCAGACGGCCGGAATACAATCCAGTCGCCAACTTTTGCGTCATTTTCAGCAAACCAAGAGTTTGTTTCGTCAACAAACGCCTGCGGTCCCATCTTGACGATCAATCCCACCTTGGACTGGTAGCGATCTTCGTCAGTGGTCTGATCAGAAAGGTAAATTCCGCTTTTTGTCCTCTTGGGCCGGATGTAAACGGCGCACAAAATTTGGTTGTTGAAGATTTCAACACCCGCCAAATCGCCAATTTCTTTCTGGAGCTTTTCGCGTGGATCAATTTCATGGTCCATGGTCATGTACGGCATAGTCTTCCCTCTCAACTTTTATGCTGCGCAAGAGTTTTTGCCTCGTCAGACAAATCCAGAGCCCTGCGCAATCCCTGAATTTGACCGAGATATTGCCTGTATTCAGCATAATCCTTGACGCCAAGCGGCGAGGTTATGTTGGCAACAAGCCTCTCAAGTTCTTCAGCAACCAGTTTTCTAAACTCGTGCTGCACTAGGTCATGGTACGTCAGCATCTTCACCCCCTCTCAACGTGGTGTTGTTGCTGGTTTGTTACTAGTGGGCGGCGGCAGGAAGACCCGCCGCCGCCCGTTTTTAACTAGGGGGTACCGAACCCCTAGTTATTTTTAGCGCCGGGCACGGAACCCGTATTTTTCGGCTTTTTCCAGTCGGCCCTCGCCGGAGCCTGCGCCGTAGTGCATGTCCGGGTAGACGTGGCCGCCATTCTTGAAGCCAGCAGGCGGCATTCCGCCCGGCGGCATCGGAGGCGGCCCCGGCGGCATAGCGGGAGGCATCGGAGGCATACCGGGCGGCAGGCCAGGAGGCATGGCAGGAAGCATACCCGGCGGCATAGCCGGAGGCGCCTCAGCGCCCGGCTCCTTAGCGCCGCCCGCCGAGATCATGATGTTGATATGCGTCTTGCCGTCCTTCTTGGACTTCTTGCCCTTCTTGGACGAGCCGCCCTCAGCGTAGCCACCGCCCGCGTAGCCAGTGGCGCAGCCACCATCCTTCTTGGCGACGCGGCGGCCACCAGACATCAGCCCCTTGGTGGACTGCTGCTTGTCGTGCTTCTCATCGAGCTTGGACTTTTCCCACTTTTCCATGCTCATGCCGTGCTTCTTGGCGAGCTTGCGGTCCTGTGTCAGGTCCGCCTTGGAATGCTCCCACTCCTCCATGGGAAGGCGGCCGCCCGCCTTCCGCATGAAGCCACGGCTTGCCGGCTTGAAGTTCAGCACGCTGGACGGAACAAGGTTCGTAGACGGCCCAGCCGTTTCCGCATTGGCTGCGCCAATCTTCTGGAGGGGCCCGCCCATCATCTTCTTGGTGCGGCCGCCCTTCTTCATGCCATCATCGTAGCGGCTGCCCGCCAGGATGTTCGCGCCCTCGCTTGGCCGGGTCAACGCGTCATAAGCCTCCGGGCTCATGTTGCGCAGCGCCGGGTCTTCCTTGCGCATGGCCGAGGCCGCTGCGGCATCGGTAGCGCGCCGCACCCTCGCCGCGTCCGCATTCTGCTGAGCGTCCAAGTTGCGTGAGCCCATCGCCCTAGGGGTTGTGCCACGCCCCGCGCCTGAAAACGGCGTTGTGCGGCCACCAGCCTTGCGACCCATGGGCTTCTTCTTGTCTTCGTCGTCATCAGACGCGCCAGCAATCAGCGCCGGGAGAAGGCCGCCGCCCATCCCAATCACCTCAGCAGCCGAGCCGCCGCCAAACTTCTTGGTGCGACCGCCCTTCTTCATGCCGGGCTCGCTAGTCATTTCATTCATGCGCGCACGATCTTCGGCCGGGATGTTGCTCTCAGACGTCGCGCCTACGCCGCTAAGCTGCTCGCGCTGCCTTGCAGCATCGCCGGGGTGAACGCTGCGAAGAAAATCGCGGATTTTGTCCTTTATGCCGCGAGAGGGCTGGCTCTCAGTCGTCCCGCCAACCTGCTTCTTGGCGCGGCCGCCGGAC